CCATCTCAAGTGTCTGACATTAAAGATGATTTCATCACAATCGCTCAGAACACAAACCTTGCTGCTGCTACTTCAGGTGTCGTGGGCTTCCTTGAGGGATTCACAATCGTTGAGGACGCCAATGTTACGGCGGGCAGTGTCCCAGTGTTCGGTCGCAATGCATTAGGTAAGGCTGTTGCTTCTGCACCAGCACTGCGCATTGTTGAAGGTTCTGATAATTTAGGGCGCACAGTCAACGTAGGTTGGTATGGAGTCCTAAAATATCAGGTGATAGATTCTAATGCACTGCGTGTAATCACAAGCGCGTAATTGTAATGGGAAAGGCAGTCGCTAAAAAGGCAGTCGCTAAAAAGGCTTCTGCCAGACCCAAACTTAAGGCTTTGCGAGATGGCTCACATGGCATTGACGGTCAAGTCTATACTTACCAGAAGGGTGATGTTATTACCCTTTCAAAAAAGGCACATCTGAAAAGTATGAAAGATTTGCCGTGTTTAGAGGAGATTTAAGATGGCTTCGTGGACATTAAAAAATGCAGACGTTATTCAAGCATTACCGATTCTAGCCGATTACTTTGAAAAGGCTGATGGTGGTTCAACAACAACATTAACTTGCGGGAGATTAAAATCTCTTGATGAGAATGAAATTGTTGGTGCTACCATCGGCTTTATCAATGGCGATAACGCTGGAACAGATGCGACAATAACAACATATTCTTCAGATACTACGGGCAACTTCGGCTTTGCGGCTTTATCAAATGCGGTGGATTCATCCACTGGTTTTGGTATTGTTCTAATCGATTACACGACTTACATAAATCGTGCATTTGATATCATTAAAAATGAAATGCGAAACCGTGGCTTAGATATTGATTTGTTTTTAACGGTTAGCCAGGTGAAGGAACTTCATTTGACTAAGACGTTACAATTGATATGTATGTCCAAAAGACAAGATGCTGATTCTGATGACATCTTTCATGAGTCATATTTGGCTTATCGTGAACTCTACGAAAGTGAGATTACGACTATAAAGGCTGATTATGATTTAGATGAAGATGGCACAATTGACGATTCAGAAGAACAATTGTCTAAAGGGCAAGTGGTGTTGAGGAAATGATACAGTTACTAAAAGGCAGAGGCTATAAGTTTACCAAGAAAGAAACGCTCAATAATCGCGAGTTTCGAGAGGGTGTTAAATCATTCACAAAGAATGAAGATATATCATCTTTTGGAAAACGCGCGTACAACTTAACCGAAGAATATGAATTGTTTCTGGACGAGCGCGGTTATACGGTTGCCAAAATGGAATCAATAATCGAGGACACTAGAGGCGAAACCATAGATGATGTGGTGATTGAAGTTGAAAAACAAGAGCGTGGCTTTTTGATTACATTTACAACCATTAAAGAAGGAGTTAAATAAAATGGCAACTATAAAAGGCTATAACGGGTCTTTGCGTGATAGTGCTGGCAATTTAATTGGTGAGTTAACCAGTTATACTTTGACAATTACGCAAAACTCTGAGCAACATAACTCGTTTGGCGATGCGTGGCTAACTACGACTGCTACCAATAAAAATTGGTCTGTGGAAGGGTCGGGCATGTTTGACCCAAATGATACTTACCAATCTGCGGTAGTTACTGAGGTGATTACTGGAGATTCTGTTTATTCAATTGAAGTACGACCAGAAGGCGATACAACTGGCGATGATAACTATACTGGCTCAATCACCATTGGTGAAGTCACTATTGAGGCATCTTCAGAGGGCGTAATTGCCTTTAGTTTTTCTGGGCAAGGTTCAGGTGCTTTAACTAAGGGAACGGTGTCGTAAATGGCTTTTCATGCGATTGACAGAAACGAAACGCAAAAGGTCGTATCGATTGATGATCCTGCTATTAATTTAGACAAGTCAAATATAACAGCTTATTCAGATTCGCAAGATTTAAAACACCTAAGTTTTAAAGAGGGCGAAGAGCCAACGGTGTTTCATCTGGGAACTATAACCTATATGAAATTCTCTGAGATTAAAGATAGGCATATTAAGTTTGACTTGGGTGATGATGGGCAGGAAATCAAAACAAATCTATTCGGTCTTACTGCTGATGCGTTACGTTATTCGCTAAAAAAAGCTGACAATTTGCCTTTCCCAATTAAGATTGAGAAGGGCAGACTGTCAAACACAACGATGGACAAGTTGGCAAGACTTGGCATTGTTGAAGAATTAGGTAACATCGCACTTAACTTGAACGGCTTTGGAGATAAAGACGAAAAAAAGTAATTGGCGCAATCATACAGGCAGAAGTCAAATATGATTGTCGCAATTGCTCTTATCAAGACAAGCAGGTGCGAGGATGTAGTTTAGATGCATCCACAATTGTTATGGCTCATGGTATTAAGGGGTATGCCACAAGATGCCCATTAATTGATGCCTATGAAATGTGTAATTATTTTCGGGTTTTTAAATACTGGAAGCAAAACAAATACCCAAATAGCGGTACATGGGCAGAACAACCTAACCGCTTAGTATTAATGATGGAGTGTATCGATGAGCAGACAGCAAATGCAAATCCTAATATCGGCGCGTGACAAAGCTACTCGTGTTGTTAGGGGTGTTTCAAAAGGCTTAAAAAAACTAGGCACAACAGCCAAACGAATGGGCAAAAGTATGGTTGCTGCATTCGGTCGCATGGCTAAATCACTTATCAGTTTCAAGGCTGGTTTAATCGCTGTTGCTGGTGTTGCTGGCATGGGATTATTAGTAAAGTCATCCTTAGATGCGGTTGACAAATTATCAAAGGTAGCATCAAAACTAGGTGTTACAACTCAAGAATTACAAAGATTTAGGCTTGCTGCTAAGTTGGCTGGTGTTGAGGAATCTGCACTTGACATGGGTTTACAGAGATTTATACGTAGAGTGGGCGAAGCAGCACAAGGCACTGGCGAAGCTAAAGATGCCCTATTAAAAATGGGTATTCAATTAACCAATTCTAATGGCAAGGTTAGATCAGCCACCAATTTACTCGGTCAAGTGTCAAACGCATTAATGAATACTAAAGACCCTGCAGAGAGATTAAGATTAGCATTCAAGCTATTCGACTCTGAAGGCGTTGCTATGGTTAATATGCTGAAGAATGGCAAAAACGCACTATTTGAAACAATGGGAATGGCTGACAAGCTAGGCATTGTGCTTAGTGAAAAGACGGTAGCGAATGTTGTTAAAGCTAATGACGCTTTCTTTTTAATGGGTAAAGCTATGGGCGCTGTTAAGGATAGAATGACGGGGGCATTAGCGCCAGCATTAGAGAGGTTTGCTAAATGGTGGTCTGAGTTCACTGTTGGATTTAGCGCGCAGATTAAGCCATTATGGGAGTTCCTAGAAAAGATGCTTGCCAAAGTAACTGGTGGTTTTGGTGATGCAACAATGGCTGGTAGAGAGTTTGGCAATACGGTTGGATTCCATGTAGCAGAAGCAGCATTGTGGCTGGAGAAGTTCTTTACCAAGCTAGATGATGGTGAATCACAAGCACAGAAAACATGGGCATCAATTGTTAATGGTGCAAATACTGTTGTCAATGTTATAAAACAAATTTCATCTGCTATTAATTCGGTAGTGCAAGCATTTAAACACTTGAAAGATTTTTCTAAATTTATGCTTGGAATGATGCCTGGACAAATATTTGGTGGCGATATAGAAAGTGGCAACGATTCCCTTAAAAAACAATCAAACAACTCAAGCAGCAATTCTCAGAATTTGAGTTCAATATCCAATACCAGTTCAACCGTAACCAACATATACACCAACGCAACAGCACACGGCATTAATAACGCATTAGGGACTCGTGGAGATAATATTAGTCGTGGTGCGCGTATCGGTATGAATCTCGCTAAAGGAAATCTTACTGGCGGCTATGGCAACTTATCTATGACGAGGGCAAGATGATATTTCATTATCCAACATCAGCAGCACCAACGACAACGCTGACTTTTACTAATAATCCTGAATCGCCTTATGAGCGCGCGGTTATTAAACACAATACGCAAGTCCAGATGGAAGATGGCACGTTCTTTGTTTACTCAAGGGCTGTTACCAATTATCGCTATTCAATTACAGTGGTGCTAAACTCTGAGAGTGAGCGCGATGCCTTAGAATCGTTCTATGACTCAACCGTTAATGGTAGTGAAAAAACATTTAGTTATACAGATCCATATAGCGATGTATATACAGTTAGATTTGAAGATACTATGCGAATTTCAGAGATATTCAAAGACCGTATGTATCGTGCGACATTCAATTTAATACAAACGACATAATGAGAAGTTTTGGCTCTGGATTCAATACTAAATTATCAGCAAGTTCATATTTACCAGTTATATTCTGCAAGTATGAATTAGTTACTTATGTATCAGGCGCAACTGCTGGTACTGGAACTAAAACAACCACTAATTATTATTGGGCAGAGAGGGCAATTACTTATTCCTCTCAAGCCTATGAATCCCGTCTAGTTAACACATCTCCATTACAACAGTCTTTAGACCAATCAAGCCAAGTCTTTGGTGAATTAGGTCTACAGATTGCAAATAGTCCAACCAATTTAGCTGGCGTTATACAAGCTGGCATGAAGTGTACTGTATATCTTGGATTTGAGGACAGCGCAGGGAGTGGCACAGTTACCGATGCCGAGGTCATGTTTATCGGTGTAGTTGAGGGGGATATTGAGATAACTGAGGACTCTGTTTCCTTTAATCTAGAGGACATCGCACATACTTACGATAGACAGTTGCCTGACTTAATATCTCGCGAGGAATACCCATTTGCAGACCCCGACTCAATCGGAGATACAAAGCCAATTATTATGGGCAGGGTTCGTGATTTGGAATGCCGAGCAGTAGCATCTGGATTCGCATCCGTATTAGCTGAAAACGCAAGAGGCAGAACATACGATGATGCAGGATTTATTGAAGGCTTACCACCAATAATTGATACAGAGGGTGATACATCTATATATGTAACAGATGACATTGGCTGGTGGGTAGATGCTTTTGGCGTTGGCGTTTATCCAACAATGGTTATTAATACGGTTATTGATTATGAAACCAATGAATCAATTACTGGTAAATGCGATATATCTGGCGTATGTTCTTTAACTGAGTTTAAAACCAAAACAAACTGCGAGGGAAATGACGGCACATGGACAGCATACGACACTGAATCAATTTGCGAAGCTAATGGTGGTACATGGGCAAATGCAAATGAAGAGATTGAAATATCCTCTGTTGAATTTGATTCAAGCGTTAATCTCTGGAAGTTAAATCTAGTCGAGCCGTTAAAGGTAAATCATGGGCAGGGTGATACCATATTCCAAAAAGACCCGTGCGAAGGTGGTACACCTAACTTCACTGGATATGCTTACTTGGTTGCGGATCACCCAGTTGAATCAATCACCAATGTTAAAGTTGATGGCTTGCCGACAGCCTATAACGCTATTACTAGCTTTAGTGGCTATGGTGTGTGTCCAGATTGGGATTTACCAACAAACAAGGCATATATTATCGTGCCAACTAATGCGGGTGGTATTGGAAAAACTGGTGGCGGTGGCTTAGAGATTGAAGACACTATTGCTGTTGATGACAAGCTCGTTGTTGAAGATGATATTGACGTTGATGAAGATGGACATGAGCATGACACGGTGGGCGAAAAATTCTACCAGCATACGCTAGATTACACTTATTCTCACGCAGTCACAGGTAGCTTTTATATTCAGGTTGTTTCGGGCAATTTTTCAACATTTATTCTTAAAAAATCTACCACAGAAGACGTTGTGGTCAATCCAACGCTGACTTTTACCTCTAATTATCCTGATGTGAATGTTAGGTTTTGGTCGGTTGGATCAATAACAACTCCGCCATTATTCTTCTTTTTGACTGTCAAAGGCGAAAGGATAGATAACCTGGGTGCTGTTTCAAATACCGTTAAATCTGTATCTAGTTCGTCTGGTGGCAACTTGTTATTAAAGTATGTTGGCGGCATCGGTGGCACGACTAACGTGAAAGCTGGTGTCTTAAAGATTGGCAACGCTGGCAGGACTGGCGATGTTACTAAAACTGGTGGCGTTAAGCTGGTTGGTGGAAATAGTGCTGCGGATGTGTTAGTGGGCAATAAAGTGACGTGTGATGTTATCGGAATATGTGACGGCTCAACTGGATACGTCAAACCACACGACCAAATTAAGAAGTTTATAAACAAATACGCCCGCAATCCAATTAGCGGAACAGAGGGAAGTGCAGACATAGTTTCATTCAGCAATGAAAGCGAAATGGATACGGCATTCAATAAGGTTTACAACACTGATGATGCTAGTAAACTAGGAACATCTTTATATCCAATATCCAATGTTAAAGCAACGGCTTCTTTAAATCCAAGTCCAACTGCTGATCTAGGCAACACAGATAAAACAGAGGGATACCATGCGATAGATTTTGCTATAACCGAGCCAAACAGGTTCAGAGATATTGTTGGTGATATGTTATTCCACAGCAACTCAACCCTAAATTGGCAGAACGGGGTGGCACAAATAAGGCACACTGGCGATGCGATAAGTAAAGATGCGACAATAAGCAAGTCTGATATTGCCATGCAAACAATGTCGTTGGCACGTTCTAGAGCCTCTGATTTAGCAACCGATGTAATGGTTAGATATGATTACTCGCAAGCTAAAGACTTCGCCCGCAGGTTTGAATACGCTGAAAAAAGCGGTACTGGTGATGGATTCACTAAGACATTATTAGATGCTACTAGGGCAAGAGGCACACACTCTAAAGAAAGGTCTTACGATTTACCAATGGCTCGCGACCAAGTAACAGCCGAGTTTGTAGCTAAACGCTTATATGATGATAAATCAGCACCTAAATTTGAAAGTGGTGTGACAACGGTACTAAAGAATTTGGCTGTTGAGGTTGGTGATTATATAGATGTGTCGACACCTATTTATGTTAACGGTGTATTAGATAAGGGATTGGTTACAAGTCGTACACTAGAATTCGGCTCGGCTATTGACCAGACACCAGATTTGATTCATTTGAGCGTTAAAGAGAACCACACTGGCGATGGCTTCTATCTACAAACCGACACACTCACAGATAACTTAGCTATTGCTGATGCAGTTCCAACGCTTACATTGAATGATGTTAATACTTTATTTAAGTCATTAACAGATACAGTAACTATAGCTGAAGGCACTATTGACGTGAATCAGGTTCAACAATTGACAGATTCACTAGCTATAACTGAGGCGGTTTCATTTGATTTTGAGTTATCCTTAACAGATTCACTAGCCATAACAGACCCATTGCTGAAATTCACAGGCATCTTATTTTGGGATGTCCCGTTATCAGAAAGCCTAGATATAGCAGATTCTGAAACAACTGCTCTAAGAGATTCTGTTTATGAGTCTGGTGTGTATGTTGAAACTGACTTAACCACGGTGGGAGTGTTTGAATAATGGAAACTGGATTGATTTTAGATTATTGGAATTGCGACCCAAGATTGTGCATAGTTAAGCTGCAAGGTGAACTTACTGATAATATGCTAAAATTACGAGGACTCGTAAATATTAAACAGTCTGGCGAAATTCACTTTGATGATTCAGCCGAATTAGGCGATGGTGATAGTGTTTATTGTGAGCCTGATGGGTTGGTTGTTTTACGCGCTGGCGGTATCGAGTCTCAGATTGAGCCGATTAACGGGCAATTGGTACAAATAGGCACTTATTTTGACGGGACATTTATTGCCCATCCTACACAAGAATATGCGAATTAAGAAGCCAACAAAAGAAGATATAAAGCAATACAAGCGAGAAGAATTAAAGTCGCAAATACGCAAGATTTACAGCGTTGATGAAGAATTTCGGATTCTAAATCTTGGGATAAAAAATCCAAAGAGCAAAGAATATTTGAAGTACAGGAAAACCATTGATGATATGGTTAAAGTTTATAAAAAAGAGGTAGGTGATATCTATGAAAGAGCAGATAGGGATTAAAGGTCGGCTAAAAGTCGAACTTATAAGGGATGGCAAGGTCATCGAAAAGCGCAAGGTCGATAACATTATCGTTACAACGGGCAAGGCATTAGTGGCAACTCTGATCAGTGGTTCGGGTACGGCATTTAGCCATATGGCTATTGGTACTGGCACAACCACAGCAGTAGTTGGTGATTCGTCCCTGGAAACAGAAGCTGGAAGGGTTACGCTAACTAGCAAGGACACAACCGCAAACGTCATTAGTTATATCGGTGATTTTCCAGCAGGAACGGGTACTGGCTCAATCACTGAGGCTGGCATTTTAAACGCCTCATCGTCAGGCACTATGCTTAACCGCACTACATTCTCTGCGGTCAATAAAACAGCATCAGATGCGCTAAAGATAACGTGGGATGTAACATTCGGATAATAGGGGTAATTTATGGCTGGAGTAGTCACCAGAGCAACCAAAGGCGCACCGATAAATGCGACTGAACACGATGATAATCTATCGGCAATTGTAACGCTACATAAAGGCTCAACCGAGCCATCACCTACTTATGCTTGTATGTTGTGGGCAGACACCGCCACCTCATTATTAAAGCAACGCAATGTCGCAGATAGTGCTTGGGTTACGCTAGGCTCGCTAGACTCATCAACCGCCTTTATTTCGATAGCCGATGACGGCTTATCAGGCGATAAGATAGATGGCGGAACTATATCTAATTTTGCCTCTACGGGTATTGATGATAATGCCACCAGTACGGCTATCACCATTGACTCCAGCAACAATATTGGGCTTGGCACAGATTCACCAGCACAAGAACTTGATATTTCAGCCACTGCTCCAACACTGAGATTAACCGACACCACTACTTCAGGACTTTATCACGAAGTAGTGTCTTACAGCAATGACTTGAGAATTAGTGCAGACGGTGGTAATGTTCATGGTAGCACAGATATAGAGTTTCTGATAGATGGCACTGAGCGTATGAAGATAACCAACGCTGGTATGGTTAATATCAATGACGGAAATTTAGTCATATCCACAAGCGGACACGGTATTGATTTTTCAGCAACGAGTGACGGCACTGGGTCTATGACCAGCGAATTGTTAGATGATTATGAGGAAGGTACTTTTACTCCAGTTATCGCAGATGCCTCAACTGGCGGCAATACAGGAAGTGCTGGAACGATAAAAGGTTTTTACACAAAAATAGGCAGATTGGTTAATGTTTCATTATATATTGTTAATATCGACACCACTGGTCTTACCAGCGGTAACGACTTATTTTTTAGGGGATTTCCCTTCACTTCAAATAGCGAATCGCACCATTATGCTGACGGGATTTCGCGCATCGATAATGTAAATATTGCCAGTACAAGAAATTCAGTAAGTGCGGTAATGACAAATAATGACTCATGGTGCAAGATTAGCGAATACGGTGATAATGTTGCTGATGACTTTCTTACCGTGAGCGATTATACAAGCGGCACATCTGATGTTTTTATCAATATTACATATATGGTTTAATTATGCTTAGTGGATTCTAGGCACGGACTTTTAACAACAGGAGAATGCAATGGCATTAACAAAAGAAATAGTAGTAGACAAAATTGAAGTCTTAGAGATGGGTCAAGTACAAGTACGCACAGCAACACGAGTGCTGGAAGATGGAGCAGTATTATCCTCATCATTCCACAGACACGTTCTTGTACCTGCGGATGACTTAACCAATGAAGACCCAAAAGTAGTAGCAATCGCTAACGCTACTTGGACAGATGAGGTAGTTAGCGCTTACCAAGCTATGATTTCAAACAAGGAATAAAAACAATGGCACAAGAGAAATGGCACGTAAGTAAGGCGATAAGCCTATCACATATAGCTACTACTGGCGTTCTGATTTTGAGTGCCATAGTTTACATTACTGGAATTGAGAAGGATGTAGCAGTTCTTCAAGCACAACAGGCTCACATACAAGAGCAGGTAGTGCAGATGCAGAATGACAACAAAGAAATGTTTAATCGTATTGACGAGAAACTGGACAAAATGATTGAGATTATCCACCAGTACCAGACAACAAGATATGAATGAAGATATGGATTTTTCTAATAGCTGGTTGGCTGGTTCTTGACACTGCATTTAAACTAACATGCTTGGTTTACCACTAGAGTTAATAACAATGATTGTAAGCTATATAGCCAGTGCTTACATTCGACTTCAGGCAGACAAACGCCAAGACCTTGCTGATGAGCGTTTAGCAAGAGAGGGCGCTTTAAAAGATGCTAGAGCCTTCCAGACAACGAACGCGAACTGGGCAAGACGATTTCTTGTTGTATCATTCGTGGCGATGGCAGCCTTTATCTTAATTGCTCCAGCGATGTGGAATACCAGCACTCAAGTACCAATTGAATACGTTGAGGGATTCAAATTCTGGTTCTTAGATTTTACAAAGACGGTTACACGCTATGTCGAACTAGAAGGCGTAGTATCTCCCCTCTGGCTAGGACATTCAATCCTTGCCGTGGTCGGATTTTATTTCGGAAACTCAAACGCAAAGAGATGATTACCAAAAGAGCGGTCGTTATTCCAGACCAGCACTATCCAATACACGATAAAAAGGCAGTTAATGTTGTGTTGAAGGCTTTAGAGATTGTTAAGCCCTCATGTTTTGTTAATCTCGGAGACGTTGGCGATTGGCATAGCGTATCTGCTTGGCGTTGGAAACGCAGAAAACAACCGCCAATAGAGTATCAATTGCCGCATATTGATGCTGAGATTATCCAGGTAAATAAAGAACTTAATAAAATGGATGCCGTGCTTGATAAGATTGGCTGCAAAGAGCGTTATATATG